TGTCCGAGAAGTTCTGCGAACTGTACGCCAACTGGGACACCCTGGGAGAGATGTGGACCGCCGAGAAGATCCAGGTCCCCAGGGACAAGGTGCTCAAGGAGCCCTCCATCAGCGTGGCCGGAATACTGGGCACCATCCTGAGCGCCCACGCGGACATCATCCTGCTTGACGACCCCCAGGGCGAGCGTAACAGCTGTTCGCCCATGCAGCGCAAGAAGGTGTTGTCCTGGTTCCAGAAGGTTGTTCTCCCCATCATGGAGCCCGGCGGCCAAATCTGCATCTGCATGACGCGCTGGCACCGCGACGACCTGGCCGGGATCATCATGTCCAACCCCGGCTTCAAGAACTGGAAGGTCATCGAGCAGCGGGCCGAGTGGACGAACGAGGACGGCAGCCGCGGGATACTGTTCCCCCGCAAGTACCCGGCCACGACCCTGGACGAGTACAAGGCCAACATGGGCTCGGCCGCCTACCGGCTGCAGTACCTCAACGACATCGCCGGTCAGATGGAGGACTCGGCCTTCAAGATCGAGTGGATCGAGTCGGGGCGCTACGACAAGATCCCGGAGGGGCTCAGAATCTACTGCGGCATCGACTTGGCGATCAGCGAGAAGAAGGGCGCGTCGAAGTTTGCCTACTGCGTCATCGGCCTGGACCGCGCCGGCTGCTCCTTCGTCCTGGATGCCTACCGCGGCCAGATAGGCGTGGTGGACCAGATCGCCCACGCCAAGCGCATCTGGCGGGTATTCAACCCCACCCTGATCGTGGCCGAGGCCACCGGCTACCAAGGCGTGTTCGGCCAGCTCCTGCGCGTGGACCCGGAGACCAAGCGCATGCCGCTCAAAATGATCTCGGTGTGCGACCCCAAGGAGGCCCGCATCAGTGGGATGGCCCCCCTGGTCCAGAGCGGGGCCATCCGCCTGCCCAGACCCGACTTCGCCACCTGGGTCGCCAATCTCGAGGAGGAGATGTTGGAGTTCCCCAACGGCGGCGACGACATGCTCGACGCGCTCGTCCTGGCCCTGCGTGCCGTGGACCAGCAGAAGATGGCCCCCGCGATCCACTACCTGGAGGACCTCATCGATGAGTAGCAAGCACGTCATCCGTTCCGGCGACGGGACGGTCAAGGTCATCTGCCCCATGTGCAAGACGCTCAACTCCGAGAACGCCATCCGCTGCGAGAAGTGCGGCTACTGCCTTAGGTGCGAGGACTGACCATGAGCATCAGAGAACGCATCGTCAAAGCCCTGTTCGGCGACGTGATCCAGGAGGAAATCCGCAAGTCCTCCAAGCAGGTCATCTCCTACGTCATGGGCATGTCGGGCTCCGAGGGCATCCTTCCCGATATCGACTTCGAGATTTTCAATCAGATGTACGAGCAGACCTCCTGGGTGCGCGCGGTCGTCAACGTCATCTGCAAAGCGGTCACGGCCAAGGGCTACACCGTGGCCCCGGCCAAGCCCGGCCCCGACCCCAAGAACGCCGAGCTCCTCCAGGAGTTCTTCGCCAACTGCAACCCCAACGACACCATGATGGAGATCCTGGATGATGTGACACGGGACGTTTACGTGTTCGGCAACGCCTTTGTGGAGGTAGTCTACGGCCCGGACGGCAAGCCCAGGGAACTGTGGAACCTGGACGCGACCACCATGCGAGTAATAGCGGACGAGCACGGGGCGATCCTAGGCTACGTCCAGATCCCGCGGTATTCCCTCAGGGGACAAAGCAAGGTCAACTTCGAGCCCAGGGAGGTCATCCATTTCAAACTCGGCACCAAGGGAGCCACGCTCTACGGCCTCTCGCCCCTGGCCTCGCTCATCCTGCCCATCACGGTGGACAAGTACGCCCAGGTCTACAACAGGAGCTTCTTCGTCAACGGAGCCAAGATACGCGGGGCGTTCATCATGAAGGATTCGACCGCCGAGCAGGCCGAGCGAAACCGCGACTACCTGACCGCCCGGGCCAAGACCCCGGACCTGGCCCACTCGGACCTGCTCCTTGAGGGCGACATCGAGTTCAAACAGATATCGGTCGCGCAGAAGGACATGGAGTTCCTCGAGCTGCGTGAGTTCACCCGCAACGAGATTTTGGCCGTCTACGGCGTCCCGCCCGGCAAGGTGTCCATCATCGAGACAGGCAACATCGGGGCCGGTTCGGGTGATCATCAAACGAGCACTTTTTACGAAGAGACGATTCAGCCTTTCCAGATGCGCGTGGCCGAAAAGCTGACCAAGCACGTCATCCGCCAGGGCTTCGGCATCACGGACTGGACCTTCCAGTTCAACCGCCGGGCTATCGACGAGAAGGATCAGGCCGAGATTTTCAACATCTACCTGCAAAACGGCGTATTCACCCCCGAGGAAGTCCGGCGGCAGGTGGCTCCCCGGATGCCGGACATCCAGAAGTCCCTGTCGGGCCCGTCCGAGACCATCGTCAACGCGACCCGCGAGGTCGTGGCTATCGAGAACCGCTTCGTGAACGCCCTGGGCAAGCTCTTCCGCGACATCAAGGCAGCTGTGGCGGCGAAGTTGCCGTCCCTGGACTTGGCGGCCCTACAGCCCAAGGCGGCCAAGGTCGGAGCGCCCATGGCAGACGCGACCATCGACCGGGGAATCTACGCCATCAGGCAGGCCAGGCTCCCGGCGGCCGCCAAGCAACTCGATGAGCTGGAAGTCCTGCTGGAATACGTGGACAAGGATGAGGTCGCACAGATCGTCGAGAGGTTCACGCTCGATGCGGCACAGCGGGGGCTTACGCTGTCGGCGCGGCGGGCCCAGCTGGAAGATGTGGACGAGTTGAGCCAGTCCCTGCGGGAAAAGCTCAAGGCCAACGCCGCGATCCTGGCAGGCCACGTGGCCGAGTCTCTCCAGGCGGGCCTGCGGCAGACGCTCATCGATGGTATCGCGGCCAACGAGACCATCCCGCAGCTCATGCGGCGGGTGGACTCGCAGTTGGACTCGGTCGCGACCTTCCAAGTCGGGGCCGTGGTGGACGAACAAGGCAATGTGCTGCGCGATGCCCATATCCGCAGAGTGGGCCGGGAGACCGCGGCCGAGGTCATAGCCCGCACCGAGGCCAACCGGGCGTTCAACGAGGGCAACCTGGACGCTTTACGGCAGGCCGGAGTCGAGCAGGTGCAATGGCTCTTGGCCTCCGACGCTTGTCTGGAATGTTCTGGCGCGGCCGAAACCGGGCCGGGCGAGAAGCTCGGCAGGATCATGACGGTGGATGAGGCGTCGGGCGTGATACCGGCGCATCCAAATTGCCGCTGCACGTGGGTGACCGTTTTGGAGGAGCGATGAACATGGAGACATTGAAGATCAACCTCGCGGATTTCGACAACCTGTTCCAGGTGGAGCCGGGAAAGCTCTCAGACCAAGAACTCATGTCCCTGGACTTTATCCTGCACCGCGCCTGGGAGATGCTGCGCGCCGGGCACAATGTATTCCAAGACGGCCGACTGTGGGACTTCCAGGCTCTCCTGGATCGACACGCGGCCGTGCTCCAGGAGATGACCCGCCGCGGCTTCCACCACGCCATCGAGGACGACCTGACCGCCGGGGTGATCCCGCCGGCCACCCCCGCACCGGACAACGGAGAGGTCGCGGATGACGAGGACATCGACAAGGGCGTCCGCCAGGCTTTCGGCTCCTACGGCGGCAAGCGGGCGCTCGCCCACAAGATAGCATCCTACATCCCCCACCACCGCACCTACGTTGAGCCCTTCGCGGGCGGCGCGGCGGTGTTCTACGCCAAGGACCCATCCCCCCAGGAGGTCTTGAACGACCGCGACTCCGAGATCGCCTTCATGCACCGCTTCATCCGCGACCACAGCCCGGAGGATAGGGCGGCCCTGGCCAAGCGCGAGTGGGCCATCCGCAGAGATACCCATGAGCGACTCAAGGCACTGAAGCCCGAGAGCGACCGCGACCGCTTCTACAAGTCCTTCTACCTGACCCGGTCATCTTACGGCAAGATGCGCGGCGGGTCCTTCAACCCGGCCAACGAGGGGGTCAAGATAGACTTCCCGGCCAACGTCGAGCGGGCCCAAGCGCGGCTTCGCAACGTGGCGGTCAGCAACAAGGACTACCTGGACGTCCTCAAGGAGCACGACGGGCCGGACACGTTCTTCTACATGGACCCGCCCTACCCCGGCAAGTTCAACCTCTTCGACCTGGGCTTCAAGGAGGATGATTTCGTGCGGGCGCTCAAGGGACTCAAGGCCAAGTGGATCGTCTCCTACCCGCTGGAGAGCGCCAAGTCCCTCAAGGGCTGGAAAATCTACAAGGTCCGGCGGCGCAACCAGATGAAGGGGCCGGGCGGCAACCAGGAGTGGATAACGGAGATCCTGGCCTCCAACTTCCCGCTCGAGCCGCTGCACCTCTACATCGAGAAGGACCTGGCCCCCGAGCCGGCAGGCATGGAGGCGGACGCGCCGCCGCTGTTGCCTCACCTGGACGCCGGCGGCGAGATCGAGAAGGTCCGCGCCGCCTTCAAGAGCCCGGGCGGCAAGTACCGGCTCTACAAGAAGATCATCCGGCTCATGCCGGAG